TACAGTACCAACTGGCGGCGGTGGTGGCAGTAGTGGTACTAATGGCGGAAATGGTAGTACTTCAACTAGTACCGTTGTTTCACTTGGTGGACAATACGGTGGCGGTGGTGGCGCAATATTAAATTCATCTTCGGGATCAATTGGCGCAGGTGCAGGAGCTAGTGGTGCTGTAAGAATTATATGGCCAGCAAATAAAATTTTAGATAATAGTGTAGTAAGAGCATTTCCCAGTACATTGGCTACAGATTCATTTAATTTAGTAAATGACGATACTGGTGCAACACTTACTTACGTCATTAGTACTTCAAGTTCATATGTTTCAACATTAAATACAAGCAATCCATGGAATGTACAAGTTTGGGATCCTGAAGTATTCCCTCAGACCTATGTATCGTCAAATACACGACCACTAACCCCACGTGAAAACTTATTTTATTCTACACAGATACCAAATCTTTATGGTGTTAGAAACGTACTAACAGTAAATCCGGTTAACAATAATTTTGATAATATAATATCATTATCTGGTAAACTACAAGTGCCTATAGCACGAGTTGCTGCAATGGATGCTAATGCATCTTTGACATTAACTAAAAAGATAGAAAGAATTAAATTCGTAAGAACACAATTAGCTTTGATTGTTGTTAATTCTTCGTTTGGTAAATTAATTAAGCTTGAACAAAAAAGAGGTATTGCAGATCCCAACTTCAAAAAAACTGAACCAATCCAATTTTGGAATTAAATAAATATAAACATAGGAGAATTATAATGACATTATTTGAAGAGCTAGATACTGCCTTCCCAGCACACTCACATTTCTATTCAGTTAGTCTTCCATTAAATGAAGCATTAGATAGATGTGCTAGAATGACAGGCGACAATGGTCATGTTTTCAGTTATAATGGCATGGTGGTGTTAGCTGTACAACATGGAACTGGTCCTGATGTTCCATGGCTAAATGAAATCCCACGTCCTGAAGCACCCTCTGAATAATTTTAATAAAAAAGCCCCGCCTGAATTAACAGACGGGGCACCAGGGGCAGTTACTGGAGGTGCCGCCCCCAGTAAACTCGCTTAGCGATCTTGAACCGCAGCAACTACATGCTTACCTGCACCCTTATTGAACTCCTGAAAGTTCTTAAGCTTGCTGGCCTTAAACGACATCTTGTAAGTAGTCAGTGCAGCATGAACAAGCATGACCTGCAACTCAACACCTAGGTTGTCCATAATGAACCTCAGTACATTATCAAACTGTGCATGGAAATGATCGTTGCCCTTGTCAGTCTTAGCATTTTTATCCCAACATTCCTTAAGCTCATAACACAGAGCAACTGTCAGTGAGTAACAAGCTGCAATGTCTTTGTTTTTAAGTTCCTTGACCTTGCCCTCAAGAATATGTGTAGGATTAGGCATGTTAGCACTGACCTTACGGTGTGCATTAAACTTAAGTGCAACACCTTCGCCAACAGTACCTGCAACCAGATCAGTTAGCTCAGTATCATTGAGCTCATCTTCACTAAGCAGCTCGCTAACGAACGTCCATGAACGAGGAGTAGCAAAACTCTGACCACTCATTTTAGCATCGAAGTTAAACAGATCAACCTTGTTGGCAGTAATGTAACCAACAACGTCGGGATGAACCTTGTTCTCAATAGCCCAAGTCTGCCAAGTATCAAAGTCCGGACGTAGTGTAAGGTGAATAAAACGATTCGCTAGTGGAGCCGGCATACGGTAAGTAACGCCACGGTCAGTGTCACGGTTGCCAGCAGCAACAATAACAGCATTGTCGGGCAACTCATAAGTACCAACCTTGCGATTAAGTACCAGCTGATAAGCAGCGGCCTGTGTAGCGGGCGGAGCACTGTTCATTTCATCTAGAAAAAGAACAATTACGGGATACTTTGCTGCTTCTTCCTTAGTGGGAAGATCAGGCGGTGCTGACCAAGTCGCAGTATGCATCTCAGTATTGTAGTAAAGCACACCCTTAATATCGCTGGGGTCCATCAGTGCAAGACGCAGATCATACAAACGACCGCCCATGCTCTCACAGATATCAGCAACCAACTCACTCTTGCCAATGCCCGGAGGTCCCCAAAGGAACACAGGACGCTGGCGCTTCATTGCAACCTTAAGCTCACGCTTTGCAGCATCGAGCGTAACACTGCGGGTTTCGGTAATGGAATCATTCATCTTTGACTTTGTAGACATTTGGCACCTCCAAGTTGTTAACGTCTATATTGCTACTATACACTCTTACGCTTCTGTGTCAACTGCATTTTCACGCTTTATACGAACATAATGTAATCTGGTAATATTCTCATTGGCATGTTGCTTGATCTTAGAACTAGTAATCTCCAAATTGGTTCCTTGCTTATGCTCATTATCACTGGCAAAATTGATTACATTGCCCTGCTCATTGATAGCAGTAATATAGTACTTAAACCAATTCTTGCTATAAATGCAACTTAGTACCTCAACAGAGCCTTTAAATTGGTCACCAACTGTGCCAAAATGAACACTGTTACGCTTCAGTGTTTCAACTCTGTCCCACGTACTGTCGTAAGCAACACTGCGTTCCCAAGCCTGGGGCAGACTAGCAATAGTACCAATGGTGAGATGATCGTTGCTGGCTACTTGCTCTTTATAAGCAGCATTGGCAGCAGCCATAGTATAAGCATTGGCCTTGCCGCTCATAATTTCCAGTGTCTTACTCTTGTAATACTCCATAATGGTCTGCGCCTGCGCACAGTCCTCGTTAGTAATAGTCCAATCTTGAGAACCTTCTACAATGCCAATATTACCTAAGAAGCACATGATATCTCGATTAGGACGCAGCTCGCCACGCTCGCTAGACTTTATATAGGAACCGTTGATACGTTGAGCAGCACAGGCCGCAGTGAACAGCAATGTAGTATCAACCATAATAGGTGTATAAGTTTTCTTAGCCATTAAGCGCCTCGTTTATCAGAGTTGAGAGCAGGTTTGAACTTACGGATAAGTTCACGTTCATAGTTATGTGCTTCAGTTTTGCCACGTACAGTTGCAAGGATTACAAACTCAATATCTTCTTTGGAATCTAGCTTGCGTAGAGCTTGACAAAGCAACCAGTTAAGACCTTCAGTTTGAGCACGATAAAAATGTTTAGCAATTCTAGAACGCACACTCTTAAGTACAGTGCTCTGTGTCTTGGCAGTGACCCCAATGTAAAGCTTGCGCCCTACAGTTATTTGGTAGATAATGTGTGTACGGTCGGAACGTTTTTTGCGCTGTATCATACACTTATAATAGCACCTAATAGGGGTACGTCAACCAAAAAGATTTCATACTAAGTCATTGATTTCTAACATATTTGAGCCAAAATCAACATATCCCAGTAGATATTTGGCCCAAATTTTACCCAAAACAGCAGTCCAATTGTAACAAATACAATTACAATTATTACATATATGTTATGAATTACGTCGTCGATCTTCAGCACGAACTTCACGCTGCCAAAGGGTGTAAGCATAGCTAGCAGGAGTAGCGTCCCCTTCCCAAGCATGTAGAGCACCTAACGGGTCAAGTGTCAACTTTGAAGCAGACCGCTTTACAAGCTCTTCAACGACCATTTCTTTCCATGGTTCCAAAGGTGTATTCTTTCGAGTATACACAACTGAAGTAGGACGCCTCTCTTCAATGCGTTGTGACCAATTTGGAGTAGTTTTGCTTGCCATTTTCACTTTTCCTTGTTTGGTCGAATAAATTGGAGCGGGGTAGGAGACTCGAACTCCTTTAGCAAGCTTGGAAGGCTTGAGCACAACCCATATGCCAACCCCGCAGTTGTGTAGTTGACCATGACTACACACGGGACTATTAAGCGTCCAACCCTAACTATTTATTATACTAACAATACACTAAATTAATTGATGTGTCAATATTATTATTTGATAATCCCATGGCAATTGCAATAGGTTCATGAAAAAAACTTAAATTACTTAATCCCTGCAAGAACCACGGATGCGTTATTTTTTGGTCCATGAGGATAATTTGCTGCGAAGTAATTCTGCTGACACGGAAAAGATAGCTCTTATAACCACGATCGCACATAATATCATAACCACGCTGGGTAAGTCTAAAACCATTTATTTTATCCGGATTGTACCAAAACAAGGGATAACCTCGATCTAATTCTTTAAGATGAGGTATGACATCTCTAGCATATTGTGCAAGTTCCATAGTCCAACTTAGTTTGGTTCTTATGGTGTCGTTGGAAATATTTGTTGTCCTTGATTTAACAAAACCACTGAAAATTTGGTTGTTTTAAACTTGACATTCAGCTTCTTACAGAGATTAATTGCATGACCAGGATTGCTAAATGAAACTTTCTAGTACTTTGGTCCGGGATACTGAGCTAACAAATGTTGTGTTTTTAAATTGATTGGCTTTGAATCATAATAGATGGCCCAAATACCATCACTGGCTAAGACCTGTTCAGACTTATAAGTCACTTTGTCAGCTTGTTCAATCAATATCTGTGGTTTTGGCCTTGACATAACTCTTACTACTTGATATTATATTTATCTATGTATAAAATCACAGTCATTTAAATGACTTTCCATCTAATTCAATGACTATTTCATTTTGATTAACCTGAGATTTTAAACCAGCAACTTCTGCTTCTAAGCTATTTAGGTGCAACAACAGATCCATAATTTCACTATTAAGATCACGTAATTCTTTATTAGTTACTACTGTTTTACCTTCACCAACCAAAGACTTACATTTTTGATTAAATGTACGAATATGAAAACTGTTAAATGCTGTCATCGTATAACCTTAATTGTTCTAACATTTCCATTTTTGTTTTAAATGGACCTCGATATTCATATCGCTGTAGTGTTATTAACTTGGGACTAAATCGTTTCAACCATCCGTGACTGGCTTTGATTATATAATAACCTGCACAATGATAGCTGTTGCTTTTATCTGTTTTGGTATAAATTGGTAAACGCTTTTCCACATGCCAAAGTGCATTATGCGGCTTATGTGCAGTTGGATAATCGTAAATTTCGTTTATGGGTTTTGATGTAGACAGCTTGCTTTTATTAGTAAAAGCTATATTGAATTTTGTTTGTAGTTCTTCTAAGTTTTGAAAGATAACATTTTGATCTTTAATCACAGCATTAACAGTATTGCCTCGTACAGCAATAGTACCTACACGTTCACCGCTATCTTCTTCAAGCACCCAAAATTTATTTTCTATAATGGTTTTAGCTTTCATATCAACATCCTACATCTTCGTCGGTATCTGCTACCGGAGGATCTTCCTTCTTTTTAATAGTAAAAGATCCATTTTCATTATCAATCCAAGATAAATCAGTGCCCTCACTCCAACCCATTTGACTTAGCAGGTCTGAGGGAAATGGCAGCATAAGTTCTCCAGTAACTGGATCTTGTTCTACTTCAACGGTCCAAGAATATGGCTTGTTAGTCATACTGTTTCCTTAGGTAAAGACTTATTCAGTAAGTCTGCAATCTGTTGCGCATTTTGGCTAATACGTTCAAGTTCATACTTGCCGCAAAATTTGAGAAACTTTGCACCAACCATGCTAACACTCTTAGGTGTAATACTCATAAGATAATTGTCAATGTTTTGTTTAATATCATCAGGTTGTGCAGTAAGATCAATCAGTGTACGATTACGTTCATAACAATCAATTACACGATGTTCATGACCTTCATGATCAGTCCAACGCTGAAGCATCATGTTATTCCAAGCATAGCCCTTCTTATCACGATCTTCAAATGCTTCCAGCAGCCCAACCTTTTTAGCAGAGCCTTTGGTCCGCACTCCTGGATAGGCGCTGAAAACATTGTCAGTTGCATCACCACGCATGATCTTTTCAAATAGGATCCATTTAGGATCACCTGGAACCTTATGCTCGCCTGTTTTCTTATCCTTTACAGGCTTGCCTTTTTCGTCAAAGAAGCCATTGAGGGTAATGATTTGATTAGTTACACCGTTTTCAATAGTTACATTAGGAGCCAGTAGCTGATAGAAATCGCTGTCAGTGCTACATATAATGTGATCGTCATTAGGATGAAGATGAATCCATCGAGCAATGAGGTCATCAGCTTCAGCATGATCGCAGCGTATAACGCTACTGTTAGTATTACTATCCAGCCACTTAACAAGCTCATCATATGTTTCCCAGAACATCTTGTCTTCTTCTGCTTGAGTTTTACTCATAGCATCTTTTGCATCCTGCCTATTACGCTTATAGCTTGCAGTGTGATCTTTACGCCAACTGCGAGCTTCTAAACAAAATATAATATGGTCAGGCTTATGACTGCGATAACTCTTTAGCAGTGCATTGAATGTGATATGTAAACTCATACCCAGTTTACTCCATGTATCTGCACCTCGAGCAGCCACATGACGGGCACGGAAAAACATATTGGCGGTGTCAACAAGCAAGTATTTCATAATAGTAATATATGCTATGTTAATTGATTTGTCAAGAGTTATTATGAGACTTCAGTTTTTCCATCACCAATATTTTTCTTTTGTACCATATTGGTTCCTGCCAGTGATTTGGATTCTGTACTGGCTCCTGGAAATTGATTTGATATAATAGTTTTACATACGTCATTTAGCCAAACGTCAACAATATCCTCATCGGTTGCACCTTGATACCCATGACTTTGTAGCAATTCAATGAATTCCTTGTTCCAATCCAATTCAATACTACCAACTCGGGGATTATTTGGATCAAAATCAAATTTTAGAATATCAACTTTTGGCTCTACTGCTTCAGCTTTCTTTGGCTTTGGCTTTGTCTTACGAGGCTTTTTTACTTTTGTTTGTGTAGCAACAGGTGTAGGTTCAACAGCTTTTACCGTTTCAACTACATCTTCGACTGGCTTATTTTTGAATAAATTTAGTAATTGTTGAATCATTGACAAATTAATCCTGTTACAGGGTAGCCAGTTCTATCATATCCGACGAGTTCATTGTGGCACATTTGTCCATAACGATTATAGAAATAAGTGCCAATGATAGTACCAGCAGCCAAATATGGAATATAGTTCCTATAATATCTTGCTGCTCTAGGTACATTATAATAAGGCGCATAGTAACCATGCATTGGCTTATACACATGACGTCGAACGTATGCTTCAGCAGGTGTTGAAAATAGTGCAATAAATCCAATTACAACAATTAGTATACGCATATTAGTCTCCTTTAGACTAAAATTTATAACATTATTTACTGTAATTGTCAAGTGCCCCAAGCATTCTTCCATAATTGGACTTGTAGTCTTGGAGTATAGCGCCAACCATTTTGCATAGCTAGATCAGCTACCCATCGCTCATTTTCATCATAATGTTTGGTTGTTCCACCAGCTGGCATGAGATAAACTGGAATATCAATACCAGCAGCATAATAAGCATCTACTGCACGACAAACATCTTCATAGTCGTCTTGATTGCTAACTACCCATTTGAAATAAGCTTCGCCAACTTCAGTGTACTCTTTTACAATATCGGGCTTAATAGCATCTTCCCAAACTTCACCGCTACTAGGCAACTTGCTGCTGATACTAAAAGTTATGTTAAGGCTATAAGTATCCAAGTAATCATATAGATCACTGTGTAACTTTTGAGTACCATTTGTTTCAAAAGTTAAATTAGTAAGGTTCATATCTCTTGATTCAATTTCATTAAACAGATCAATGTATGTACGTTGCCACCCTAATAGCGGTTCACCGCCTGTTAGAATAAGATGCTTGTCATGATTAAATGTACTAAATGGCAATAGTGACTGTATCTTATCAACAATCTGATCTACAGTTAGTACAGGACTAAGATGCTTGAACCTAACATCCCAACTAGCATAGCTGTCGCAACCAGTGTGAACCAGCGGGAGGCTGCCATAAGTCTCATAGTTATCTGGGTTGATATTAAGTCGCTCTTCACTCCGCTGACCACGAGGCATACTAAAGCCAGGGCACTGAAAATTACAACCAAATACTCGAAGAAAAATACTGGGTGTTCCAAGATATTGACCCTCTCCCTGTAAGCTATAAAATAATTCTGCTACTTTAATTTTAGACATTGAGTTTCCTTACAACATTTTTTCGTTGAATTCTTTAATGATATTTTTGCGTTCTTCTTTTGTATATTGTGAATCTAAAATATGTATAGCTTTACGCAACATACCAACTGCAAATAGCGACAAATCAACATTATCGTCGCACATCATAATCTGTGTATCTACAGGGATCATTAATCTTTCTATACGTTTTTCCTGTGCAGCTCGATCCATTATGACAAATCCTTAAACATTTTCCTGCGTCCGTCAACGCCAAGCTGACTGTCAAAGATTTCACGTACTCTCTGTAGCATAGCACACGCAAGCATAAGAATCTCATCCCTATCATCGCACATCATAATTTGCTGATCAATAGGCTTCATTAATTCTGCCATACGATCTGTTATATCACTCATATCAACCCTCATAAATTGCTGAATTGCCAGCATGTTCAAATACTTCAGCTGACTTTAGTCTAACACCCATGCCTACTGGATACCTAGTTGTATAAGACTTTCCATCTACAACATATTCTCTGCCTAGCTTAAATGCATTAAGAATATCAGTCATTGTTGTATAAGCAAGCTCTGCAAACTTCTCACAACCAACAGCTTCAACTATCCTAAGATCACAAATTGCACCCATTTCGTGTGGCTTTTTCTTAAGATGATATCCAATAGCACGACTCTTAACTGTTACACCGCCGTCGGGAGATTCATAGATCATAACAGGCTTTTCAGTGCTTTTAATCTCAGCCATTGCCTTAAAGAAATCTAAATGAGGATCATCTTCAGCAACAACTAAAGTATGATCAAACATATATTCAGACCAATCCTTAAATACTTTTAGATTACCAAAGTCAAATACCCAGTTGCGATCATCTAAAGTCTCGCTTTCAAAGACAAGCTTAATACCAATGCTATATCCATGAATAGTTGAACAATGGCTATGCGTACTACGCCATTGTCTAAAGCAACAACTAAGTCCTCGATCATTGCCATATGTCTTAGTTGAATAATATTTCATCTTGTAATACCTTTACGTAGCATTTCCATAGTAATTGCCTGTGCCACACGCTCTTCAAAGTTCTCATTCTGACTGATAACATGAAGTGCATAATCACTACGATCTTTATTATGATCATAATGCCTAAACTCTAATACTGTGCCGCCATCAGCACTATAGATATTTAGACTTAGTCCGTTTGAATCTAGCCCACTTCGATGTGATGATTTTACCACTGCTATCGAACCAGCAGTATATATTTCTGGTTCATCACGAGTCATCCATGCTTCCTTACACTTACGCCTAAACCAATTATCAAACCACTTCATTGTTCAATCTCCGTAATCTTCTTTCTTCCCATAGTATGATTTACCCTTGCTCGAATGTGAGCATTTTCCCAAGTCCAACATTCTCCTGTATCATCTTGGAAACAGACCCATTGTAAATCATGTTCTGGACCATAATCAATAATAAAGTGTGCTAATGCACGACCTTTAGGAGTCATTATTGGAATTGGTGGATCTAACCGTGTCATCGAGTAAAGTCCTGTTGCAATTTGACATTATCAAAGAATTCCTTCTTTGTTCCTGGATCTGTAGTAAAGGCACCCCTAAGTACAGTTGTTTGAGTCAATGAACTCTTAGCCATAATTCCTCTGTTTTCACAGCATCCATGTTGTGCCTGAATATAAACTGCTACGTTTTCGCTGCCTGTTGCTTTTTGGATTTCTCGTGCGATGTCATTGCAGAGCTCTTCCTGCAAAGTCCCACGCCTAGCGCACCACTGAGCAATGCGACTATACTTACTGAGACCGATAAGCTTATTAGCGGCAATAACCCCAATATAAGCAACACCGTTAACGGGTTGGTGATGATGACTACAAACACTATGCAGCTCGCTGCGAACCACAAGCATACCTTCATACCTATTGTCGCTATCGTTTGGAAAAGCTGTTGCATCTGGTGCAGGTTCATATCTACCACTCATAATCTCGTTGACATACATTTTAGCAAGGCGGCGACCTGTGCCCTTGCTATTTGGATCATTTTCTCGATCAATGATTAAACTATCTAATACTGCATCAAAACGCTCATTCAATTCATCAATGAGTGGGTCAATTTCTTCTGGAAGAATATATTTGCTGATATTATCACCAGCCCAATAACGTCCGCCAGATGCTGCAATACGCTTGCGAATATTTTCTGAAACAGTTCTCATTTGTTTTCCTTGTATATTCCTAATATAAATTATTTAGGCCTGGGAATCAATAATTGTTTCATACAGCTTATTTCCGTTAAAGAAGTTAGCTGTTGAAGCTCCATTTAGGCTTTTGATAGTTCCTGGAAGATCAGCATTGTTGCTGCCCATAATATTACGTATTCTTTCCATTAATCTATTCTTATTACGCTGATAGTGATCCCAATTCTTACTCCAATCGCTGGGATACTTAAAGAATGTATCCCACATTTCATCATAACTTAGTCGATTTGGAACCAACGGATATGTACCAACTATAGCACCTTCATATACACTAATACCCAAAGTTTCCTGTAAATTAGAACTAAACACAATCTTACTTTCAGCTAGATGTGTGTGGTATTCATGCTTGCTCAACTGATGGTCCTGTGCAACAAACCATTCATACTCAGGCATACTAGCAGCAAGATCACGGAAGATCTCTAACTGCTTCTCAGGAGCAAGACGATGGGGGAAAATGATCTTATCTTTCTTTGCAGTATTGACATATGGAGAAAGTATATCATTTAGATATTCCATTGGCCAGCCCACAATGTGTATTCTATCCTTATGCCATTCCATAAACTCGTCACTTGACGGCTCATCAAATAGATTCAAACAGAACATATCAAGATGGAACTTAGTAGCAAAGAAATTGTGATCATAACAGTAAAACATACTAGATTCAGCATTTCGAACCCAAGGTGCATCACCAATCAAACGCCCAAGAAAGTCCTGCGGATCATAACTGCCAGCATGCCACATACCGCCAAGCTTAACAGGGATACCCAGTAGTTCACTCATATACTTTACTTGAATAACAGTTGGGTTCCAAGCATCTGTATAAAGGAAATAGTCGCCAGCTTTCACAGTACCATCAGCAAACAATTTGGAAATTTCCAGTAACTGCTGACTTTTATAACTATTAGTTCCGGCAAAGTTTAAAAATGCACCTGGTGTTGTAGCCTGCGGAACATCTCCGCCGCTGATAACAACAATGTCCATACCAGCAGCTTTCATTTGTTCTGGTAGATACTGCTTCCATTGTGCGGTATAACGTGTTTCAACTGCTTCTAAATCTATTAGATAAACTGTCATGATCTTTCCTTATAATAGTTACTGGCCATCCAATGCATCAAGCATATGAGTCCTTGTCCTTGTTGTTTGAACTTTACTGTTAACATACGATAATCTTTATATTCAGGATTAGTTAATATAACATAATCTTCATACATCTTCAAATTTTCTCTTTGAAGCAATGCTTTCAAACCTGTAAGAGTGGCATTACGATTATGCCATTTTCCATATCCATCTTTGTTAATTAGTGGAAAATCAACAGCTTCCCATGTTTCACTTAACCAAGGTTCGTTCATTGTTTACCTAAATGAAAAGGGCTAGTTATGCACTAGCCCTACAACTCTATCCTGGCAGGAAATAGGATTAGTGCTTTGTATTACGGACAAACGCCGCAGCGTCTTCAGTCCAGTTGTTAACTACACGGTCACCCCTTCGAGCACGCTCAAACTGCCCATAGGGGGTATTACGCTTGTATAAATCCTTTTCATCAAAGACATATCCAAACTCCACACAAAATTCACGATATGCAGCTAGATCGTCAAAAGTACGAGCAACATTACGATTCTTAATCATATTAGACTTCCCATTTGATGTTACAACCATTTTCATTATCTTCACTTACTTCAATCTCTATGTACCTGCCAGGATATCGAGTTGAAATTTCCTTGTACAAGTCCTCTGCAATCATTTCGCAGCTCTTGTAGTCAAGTTCTAATATAGCACCGCTATATAAGCTTGTCAACCAGCGTTTAAACTGGATGAATTCAATGTCCCTATCGTCGTGGAATACTTCAATAGAAACACGGAAATGGAAAATGTGACGATGAGGATATCCAAGAAAACTGACATCATACTCATCGCCTGTGGCCAGCTTTGGATCAGTCAAAGCGGCGGGGTACTTGTGAATACCTTCACGGGTAAATGTTACCCAAATTATACTTCTGCGTAATACTGGCATACGGTCTGTAACCTTCTTTTTCTTAAAGAAACTCATTTTGAATCCTCATGGAAATCATTATAATCGTTGATATAGTTGTCAAGCAATCGTTTAAGATTAACAACATCATCGTGATTAGGAATCACATCATGCCATTCAATATTACCACGGCCAATAAGGAATTTGGCAGACATCTTTAGGCGTTCCCAAAAATTTAGATGCCCTTTATCAGACTGTAGCATGAAGTAAAGTTCTGGTTCATCTGTACCAGTTTCATCATAGTATTTGACTTGGATAATGTGCTCGGGGGCGTGACATTGGCAGCCAATGTAGATCTTTTCGCTCTTGTCAGTGTAGTCAGTACGTGTGCTCATAGTGTTAATATACTATGAGCACACTGGTTTGTCAAGTATTAAAATCCGTAAGTATAGCTAATACCAACGGATCCAGCACGAGGATTAACAATGGACTTTTGTTCAAATCCAACATTCAACCCAATGGTATGGTCGGGCATAAATTGATAACTTACACCAGCACCTACACCAAATGAGAAACTCTTACCCTTATCCAGTGCATAGTCAAATGCTTCCAGATTGTAAATCTCACTGGTACCAGCTATTGAACCTGTGTTAGTTCTCAAGTTCTTAGTTACGCCAACACTGGTGTTAACAGAGAGTTCATTGGTTAACTTCTTACTGACACTTACACCACCAATTAAATCAGTTGACTTTTGCTTGTATGGATTAATTGAAAGTGGGAATAAAGCACCATTCTCTGTGTAACCACCAACTCTAAGTTCACTATAACGTAGGCCCGCATATGGACTTAGTGTAACATCATAAATCAAAGGAATATCATAGGATACTTTGGCTTGTATTGCTCGAGTATTGACCTTTGAACTTCCTAATCCTACTTCGGCATTTTCTACTAGAGCACGATTAAATGAATATGTTCCTGTTCCAGTAGCAGCACTTACTGTTATATTCAACTTGTCGTCAGTGAATCCAACATAACCGCCCATTACTGGGTTAGATGGCTTATATGTAACTGAGCCTGTTTCAGGATTGGTAAATGCACGATTTAAGAAAATACCAACTCTTGCATTTTCATTGATGTTCTTTGATAATGTTATGCCGCCTGAACTTAAATTGCCAGTGCCACTCTTGCTTGTACCAAAATCAATGCTAACACAACCATTTGTTCCGCTGCATTGATTATCTAATACACCAGTTGTTCTACCAGCAACAATAGCATTAACTGTTGCGCTATCGTTTTTAATACCAGCAATGCCCTGTTGTGTAGCAGCTACGCTGGGTGTAACATATAATTTTACACTGGTATCAGCATACTTGAGATAATAACCCAATGGGCTAATATCTGGATTAAGTGTTAATGTAGTAAATGTACCTGATACACTTCCGGCATTGATCAATGAATAACGTCCAAACTGTGATGTGCTATTCAATAGTGTTAATGTACCATTTAATGCGGCAGCACCTGTTACATTTAACTGTTGTCCGCCAGCTAATATAAGATTACCAGTGGCAGTCTGTGTAAATGCTGGTAATGCAACATGTCCGCCTGATCTACTGACATTAAATGTACCACTGTTAGTTACTGCGCCAACAGTAGCTGGACCCATTAAGTTGAATATACCTGTATTTGTAACATTACCAACTTGTACTGCGGTAGTTGAAGGAAGTAATGGAACAAAAGTATTAAGGATATATTCAGGAGTTTTACCATTTTGTGCATATGTAGTTGCAGCACCAGCAGTATTAGCTAATGCAAATGTAATACTATCACCAACAAAATACCATTGGTTTGATGGTACAGTAGTCAGTGTTTGTATCTGTGCAACAACACCGGGATAATTTGCCGGATGAATTCCATCATTGCTTGCAACAAATGTAATTGCTGGAATACCTAAGTTATTAGCAACAGCGGAAGCAGCAGTATATGGAATAGCTGTTGTTCCACTGCCATTGTAGTAATCACTCATATTTTGAACTGGCATTACCATAATGATCTTAGCATCTGGCATTCTAGTTCTGATAGCAGCAATTGTGGATTCAATCTGAGGCTGTATAACACTAACAGGATTACCTAGGTAGTTGCTGCCTGTGCTGAGAATTACTATTCTACCGCCGCCAACATTAACAACACCGCTGGCGTTATTTGTAATAGCACCAGTACGTCCAGTTGTATTAATTGTTCCAGAATTAGTTACAGCACCAGTGGTTCCAGTATTTGTGAATAGTCCAGTAACATAATTAATTACAGAATTAAGTATGCCACTGTTGTTCATAATGTCGCTGTTAGATGTTGTACCAGTTACAGTTCCTGTATTAGTAAATCTTCCAGCTGCATTGTTAACAGTATTCATAGTACCGTTATTAGTAGCAGTACCATTGTTTGTGAGGCTAGCTACAGTTCCAGCATTAGTAAGTGTACCACCATTTACAAATGTACCAGTGGTATTTGCACCTGCGATATTATTAAATGTGCCACCATTTGTAACACTAGTTACTGTCCCACGGTTATTGAAGCGATCAAAATTACTAACAGTACCTGTAGTACCACCCACATTATTATTGAAAGTACCAGTTGTGTTTATTACGTTACCAGTTCTTCCGCTGTTGTTAACAGTACCAAAGTTATTGATATTTGATGTTACACCAGTTGAAGTATTAGTAAATGTGCCACTGGCATTATTTCTCATGGCTTCAGTGATAGTACCACTGTTAGTAGCAATGTTGTTGTTAATTAGGTTTACCGCAGTTGCTCCTTGACTGTTGGTAAATGTACCGTTATTAGTAATTGCTGGAGCTTGACCGTTGTTAGTAAACGTACCATTATTAGTAACACTGCTAGATGCAGTAATACTACCATTATTAATTAATGTTGCGCCACTGTTTACAGTTGTTGGACCTGTATAAGTGTTAACAGCAGTCAGTGTTAATGTTCCAGAAGTTCCAGTAACAGTAAGACCACCATTGCCACTTATAACACCACTGAGTGTTCCGTTTTGACCATTGGTATCAACAGTTAATCCGGGTGCTACAGTAATTGGATTAGTCACTGTAGTTTGAGCACTTACTACCTGTAATGTCCCACCAGCACCAGTAAATGTTCCTGGATCCATTGTGTTAGTTGTAACTGTGTTTCCTGTTGCAACTGAACTAAATGTAGTTGGAGCAGGAGGTCCACCAGCAGCAGCACCTTGTTCAGGAGTTGCTAAAGTTGTGAATCCAACACTTGCAGGGATAGTACACTGTGCAGGAGCAATGCTTACGTTAGCACAAGCTCCGCCATATGTACCAAGTTGTACAGCTCCACCGTCGCTGGTATGATTACCACTTACATCAAATGTAATAGTGTAAGTTGTTCCGGCAGTTAAGTTAACGCCTTGATAGATACCATCAAATGATCCAACAGCACCATCATACCAAACACCGCCATGTGGTGCAGCACCATTTTGCCAAGTGCCAGCAGCAGCAGGATATGTTCCATTCTGATACCATACACCCCAATTAGTTGGGGCTTGTATAGTTCCAGGACCATTATTGGTTGTAATATTAAATGTTCCACCGTTATCAAACGCACCATTTGTTAATAGGTTTGTAGTTGATCCAGCAGCAGTAAGCCTTACGTTATCAAAAGTCCAAAATGCTGGATCCTGTCTGAAAGCAAAGCCAACGAAGTTAGCACCAGTTTGACTGGGTGTAAATGTAAAGCTGAATGTTTGCCAAGTATTTGGGGTATTGTTAGTTACAACCCCAACTGATCCTGACGGTAACATTTGTGCA